AAATTAACACAGCTTGACGCTGCGATTAATAAGCGAAGAAAGGCTAAGCTCTTGGCCGCCTTCCACGTCTTCTATCCCAACCATCTATCCCCTTACGGGGAGCAGAGCACTAACGAGGCCGATTTGTTCCTCGTTAACTCTTGCTACCAAGATGGATTTCAACTTTAGCTTAGGATACTTTGGAGCCTTTCGAATGTTATGCAGGTACATTAAGTACATGCTCCACTCTGAAGCCCTTAGGTTGTCCCGGGCAGGTCCCAATTTATTTACATAACCCAAGGCGACCGAAATCGCTCCGGGTTTGTGTAAATATTTCAGAGACCTCCGTAATGACTTGAGCATACCGCGTTTAGGATCAACCTGAACGGTCGGTCCATAACGCACATATGTGTCAAGATCATACGATAAAGGCCTGCCTATGTGTTCTGTTGGCCTTTCAACAGTTGCTCCCAGCAAGGTCCGGGGGACACATAACCAGAGTTCTCTTCTAAGAATCTCGAAGCAACCACCGTATCGAAGAGATAAGAGAGCCACCTTGTTAAGGGTGACAATCAAATCATGTTGATTAACGAGCCATCTTTGATCAAAGATAGTCAAGTAACCAATATTATCGATATAGTGACTGCCGCAGGATTCAAGATAGTCGGAATGGATAAATGTTTTACTAACATTTACCACAAAACCAGCTACCTGAAGAGCCTCAATCATAGCCCATCCTACCTCATTGCGACAGATAATATCGTCGCCGAAGACGGTAGAGCCAGGATCGAAAGATCTGGCAAGAGCCGTAAGAACTAAAGACATTAAGTCAAAAGTAAAACCATTACCCATGCTTGAAACCTTTTTGGTAACATAATAGTTATCATCAGGTCCAACGGTCATGTCTGACCGGCAAGCGAGTATGATGTTATATACTCTAGAAGGTAAAAGGTATTTAATTAACTTAAGACTGATTGCATCGCTGCAATCAGAAAGATCGATTGTCGCGACCTTAGGGTCACTGATACGATTCCTATGCTCATCAGCTAGGTGATCGAGATCGATCCCGAGTTTCTCTAAAAGAGATTTTCGGAGTCCAAGTCCAACAGCTCTTTGAACAAGCATATTACATAGCGGTTCTAGACAAATCGGCCTATCTTTCTCATTAGTTTTTGGGACAGACGACCACCTATTACCGTTTACATAAGTCACGATAACATCGAGTTTGAAATTATAGATCTCAAAAGCAGGATTCTTAGTATTTTTGAATCGCGCCCAGAGTTGTCTATTCATAACTCGAAAGTCGAGCTTATGTGCTATGCAGTAGCTTTTGAAGCGCTTCTTTACTGAGTGTTTCAGCCCGTGATGCCAAAAAGAATATTTGGCGAACAGGTCAAAACAGTCGGGAGTAATCGTCCAAGGAACCTGTAACTTACAGGCTAAGGACAGATTATTACCTAATGGCTCGAAACTAGAACCATTAGTAAAGGTCAGGGGCCCTATCTTGAAGTTTGATAGAACCCTGTGAACTATAAGTCGCGCTTCGGCCCAGTTTGGGCCTAATATGTCTTGCGGTTGAAGACCTTCGTCAAAAGAGATCCACTTCTGCCAAGCGGCTAATCGCCGAGTGGCTTGGGTGTCTCTTCTTGGCTCTTGGAATTTTGCGGAGAACTTTGCGAAAGCGAAAGTTTCTTCGCGAGAAAGGGCAGCACACGTAGTGTTAGTATGCTGTATCCAATCTCTAATCCTAGAGTTAACAGTCCTGATCGGACCTTTGTCGTCCATGATTTTCCGCCTTTCGTGTCGCCTGTCATTATGTTATAACAGGCGCCGTGGAAGGTCGAAAACCTTGCATGACATTCTCTGTCTCCCAGGTACCCATTTGGGCAGCCATGGAGGTTAAGAGTTGACGAAGACGCGTCTTCGAAGCGAGAGTACCGCTTACGCGGATCCGGATTGAGAGAGCATCTAAGGCAGAAACGCCGCCAACTGTAACTGTGTTATTATCGTTCATGATAATTTCAGCTGCATTGTTAGCGACGGTAACGCCGTTAATTGTTTTATTGGCGCTACTAAATCGGAATCTGACTGTACAGTCAGGTTTAGCTGGATCGCCGTAGGTTATACCTGCGGAGTCCATGCTTTTCACTGATAAGGTGACTGGCATAATAGTGTCCTTTCAAGGATACGATATATGTTTATCTTAAGCGAAACTTTTTAACAAGTCCCGCGAATAGGTTCTTAGTCATCACAGCCGAATCCATCCACCTTCGCCAATTAAGGTTAGGGTTGAATAGTAGGCTAGCGTCGGAGACAGTATACAGGCCTCTCACATAGCTGTTGATCTCAGTGGATTGTAACAACTGAGATCCCTCGGGGTTATTAATAACCTTCGGGGGCGCAGCAGGAGGCGGGTAACCGTTCCAAGGATAGTTGCGGCCTACTGAGAAGGTGATTGTTTCATCTCTTCTTGGTAGGTGCACCCATGTCCTTGTGATTACGGAGTCTCGCCGGGAAATACAAGCATAACGCTCTTTTGCCAGCGATTGTGTCGTTGTACGGGCAATATAATCGCCCATGTTAACGAACCAATCAAATACAAAAGAGTAAGGTATCAATTCCCAAGCAGTTACGAATGGGTTGAACCCTATGCTATCGAGTCGTGATAGAGCCTCCCAAGAATACCAACTACGAACCGAAGCTCGCAACTTCACTTCTCCCACTGCATCTGTCCATTTATAACGGTCAGTAACAGGAGGGAGGGTGACGTTGGTTGCTGTCGGGGTAATCGTAGCGGATTTCTTGACTAGTTGCTGAAAACCTTGGTCGATAACTTTTTGGATATCGCGCAAAGAATAAGCAAGAGGCATAATGCTATATCGAAAAGTCATCCAACTATCAGCAAAAAGTTTCTGTAAATCACGTAGGCCATGAGTTTTAGGCGTCCGTAGATGAAGAAACTTTCCATTACGCTGAAAAAGTCGGCGAAGATCTTCGATCTTCCACCGATTGTTGAATGCACGGTAGATAGTTGTTATATCTTTGAAAACAGCATTAAACATCTGGGGAATTTCCCGCGCTTCAGCGATTTCAGTCAAGAAATCGTAAGAGCACAGGGCATCCAAAGCTGCAGTTTGCTGTAACCGTGTCGATACATCATTAATATTCGCTTCGTTAAAACCCGAAACACTATAAGTAGTGTAGGGGAAGAAGCGACCTACTTCACGCCACTCTGTAGTGACGGGGCCGATCTGCTCGGTTGATTCGAGTACAGCTTCACAGTACGTCGGATTAGGGCGAACAACACCCTTCTGATGATAAACTGTGATGCCGTAATTACCATGGTTAGTTTTAACCAGGTGCTCACGATCGACTCTCTTAGATACGTTTCGAGGAGTCATGAAGTAAGGTATAGCACTGCCACGACGGAGACCCTTTAAATTACGGGTATCTTTAGTAACAGTGACCACCTCCGGTTCGTACCACATTTGGGTAGACGAGGGGCACGCGGCTGAATGATCGTTATCACTAACGTAAATTCCGCCGCAGCCTCCTTGGCCTGGCCAAGTGTAGCTCCAAAGCGGACAAATTACTTCACTTATCTTTTCTATCGTATCATACGGAGTAGGCACGACTTTCTCCTTTCCAAGAGAAGGTTGTGACGGGATCGTCCCGCCGGCCGTAATAAAGAAAATTAACTATCTATACTGATCAGTCAAAGTGCTATGTAATTGCTTCACCTTGACTTGGAAAGTCTTGATAGCTTCTAAAAAGGAGTTATCATCTGAAATAAAGTGAATGTCGAAAGTGGAACCTTCGACATCACATACATTCAGATCGATCTTTTCGCCTCCTCTAATTGCACGATCATAAACCGTGTAAAAAGGGAGCACTGCTCTAAATAACGACTTATATTTCTCCCTATACTTGGGGGTAACAATATGAACCGTCTTAGAGACTAGGAAGTCAATTGTGAAACAACGATTATACATAACACTTAACCTTTCAGGATTTGAACAGTTAATTAAAATCCATCACCCGAGTCAGCAATGACCGAGGCTAGGATGGTACTCTAGAGGAGAGTTATTCCCCTTCTCA